GTGCGGGGGCGGTCATCGGGTGGCTCCGGCGAGGGCGGGAACGGGCGTGGGGGCGGCGGGTTCGAGGGTGTTGGGGTTGATGAGTCCGCGGGCCCACTGGTCGAGCCAGGTGCGTTCGTCGGCTTCGGCGAGGGCGTGCAGGCCGTCGGACCAGTCGGGGGTGTGGGCCATGGGCGGTCTCCGTTCGTGCGGTGTTGATCGCTGCAACGGTGCCGCAGAATCCGGCGGGTGTTCCCCTGGCTCAGGCTGACTGCTGATCTTTGGAGCGGTGGGTTCGCCAGGCAGAGGGTGTACCGCCCATCAGCCGACGCCAGTGGTAGCGGAACAGCGACTCACCGTGGAAGCCGGAGCGGCGTGCGACGGCCCTGATGGGCAAGTTGGTGGTCTCAAGAAGGTGCTTGGCAAGGTCTATGCGCCTGGCTATCAGCCACTCCAGGGGTGCGGAGCCTGTGACCGCGTGGAAGTGGCGCTGGAAGGTCTTCCGGCTGACGTGGGCACGGATGGCGAGGTCTTCGACGTTGAACTTCTGGTCGAGGTGGTCTTCTGTCCAGCGGATGGCTTCGATGACGCCCTGCCTGGAGCGGCTGGCCGGCTGGGGGTGTTCGGTCAATGCGTGCTCCGTGTCTTGTCAGGCGGCGTCGAAGGCTTTGCGGGGCATGGTGCCACCCGCCTTCTCGTGGCGGGCTCGGGCGATGGCGGCCTGGCGGGATGCGTCGTTGTCGCGGGCCTGGGCGGTCTCGAGGCGGTCGACCTCCCACACTGCGTCCCGGTGCTCGCTCTCGGGCTGCCGGTTGGCGCGGAGGGCGGCTATCTGCCGTTGGCGTGCTTCCTCGAGGTACGGGTTGACCGGAGGCGGTGCGGGACGGTTGTCGAGGGCGGCGGCGAGGGCCTGCCGGTAGCCGGTCGAGGCGGTCTCACGGGTCCGGACCGGCGCCGGCTGCTGGGGCTTCTCCGGTTCGGGAGCGCCCTCGCTGTGCGCCGGCGCGGCCGCTCCCGGGGCGAGGATCTTCAGCGCGCGGACGCTGCTGCCGGTAGGGGTCTGCTGGATGCGGGTGAGGATCTGCGGCTGGCGGAGGCGGAGCTGGGCGCCGTAGGCGTCGGAGGCGGGCCGCAGGTGGAGGGTGCCGGTGTCGTGCTCGAAGCGGACGGCGGCGACTTTGTCGGCGAGTTCGGGGGCGATCGAGGGCCACTGGTCGAGGATGCTGCCGCCGGTCTCGGGGGGCTGCCAGGCGCGTTCGGTCATCATGCGGGTGATGGCGGCGCCGAGTCCCATGGGGTCGCCGGGCCGGCGGCTGGAGCTGCTGGTGGTGGTGCGGCGTTTCCGCTGGGGTTGGGTGGGCCGGGTTTTGGCGTCGGCTCGGGCGGCGGCGAGGGCGGCGCGGGCGAGGTCGATCCCGGACGGCTGCTGGCTCATGCGGGGCTCCCGTTGAGGAAGGCGAGGATGTCGGCTTCGGCGTCCCACGTGTCGACGGCGCCGGTGGAGAGGTCGTCGAGGCCGCGGGCCTGGCACTGCTTCTGGTAGCGGGCGAGGCCCTGCCTGTTGGCGGCCATCACGTCGATTCGGGTGCTGATGCGGGCCTGGAAGGCGCCCTGGGCAGGGTTCTCCAGCTCGTACCGGTCGGCAGCAGCCTGTACGGCCTGGGCTTCCTGCTGCTGCTCCTGGACGGCGGCGAGACTGGCCTTGATGAACGCGACCGGGTTGGTGGGCTTCCACCGCATGCCGTGGCACCAGCCGTTGAGGTCGGCGGAGATCTCGTAGGCGTCCTTGCCGCGGTCGGTCCAGGCTCGGAGGACGAACTCCAGCTGCCGAAGGGGCGCTGCCTGCGTCCAGTTGACCATCGCCCGGACCAGGCGGGTCGTGTTGCCAGCCTTCTGGACATCAGCCGCGGTACGGCGTCGGCCGTTGATGCTGGTGCTCTGGTGGGGGATTCGCGGTTTCGGCTGCCGAGCCTGCGAGGTGTAGTTATAACCCTCTACTACCTGTACCTGACTCTCTTCTCTAAGCCAGGTAAGGGAAGGGGGCTCAAGGCCCTCGAGACCGGGGTTTTCCACAGGCGGGTTATCCACAGGCTCAGAGCGGGTCTGGGCGGGGATGACGGGGGTCTGCTGGTCGCGCTGGTCGATGACGATGCGGGCCTGGTAGCCGGCGCCGATGATGGTGTGGCCCATGGCGTGGTCGTAGGCGGCGGGGATGACGGCGGCGTAGATGGTGGCGGTGGCGGCGTAGCCCTTGAGCCCCATCGCGCGGCGGATGTTCACGCGGGTGCCGTGCTGGACCCAGGCGAGCGCGCCGAGCTCGCGGAGGTAGCCGACGTGCCGCTTGATGGAGGCGCGGGAGATGCCGAGCCGTGCGGCCATCTCATCGAGGCAGTAGCGGACGTGCCCCGTGTCGTAGTCCATGCGGGCTGCGAGGTCTTCGGTGATGCGGAGGGTGGTGTGGTTGGCCTTGGGGTGGAGGCCTGCGCTGATGAGCCAGGTGACGGCCTGGAGCCACTTCCTCGGCCCGCTGCGGCGGGAGGTGGTGTGGTCGATGTGCTGGCTCGCGGTGCCGTGCACGAGGGGGTGCGGGGGGCACTGGGTGTCGCCCGTGTGGGGGGATGTTCCTCGCGAAACGGGCGCCGGGGAAGCGCCAAGCTGACAAGAAGGGGTGCGCTGAGGCACTATGGTCTCCGTACTGCTGAGGTACGACGAAGGCCCGGTTGGGACTTCGGATGGTTCGGAGAGAACCTGTTGGACGCTCCGGGAGACCGGAGCCTTAGCTCGAAGCGCCAACTTCGAGCCGTGGAATGAAGGCCGCGCGCGGTGCGCCAACACCAGCGGCCAGGCGGTAGAGGATGAGCCCCCGCCAAGGGGCACAAGGACCTCCCGCCGCAGCGATCGCTACGTCACTTGATCTCCCTCAATGGGCGGGGTCTGGTCGATCCGCTTAACGATGTTGAAGCGGACCGGGTGCGGGAGACCGGAAGCCCCCGACAGCTCCGTGTCGAAGTACATGCCGTGCAGGAGTTCGGCCAGCATCCTCTCCACGTTGTGCGGGGCGTACCAGCCAGTGAGCTGGGCCTCGGACAGGCTCGTGCGCAGACGAACAGTGCGCGCCGTGAAGGTCAGCGAGGTGCCACGAGGGAAGAAGACTTGGATGCTGCGCTTCGCCCTCTCGGGCTCAAGGTGCCATGCCTGCCGCTGCGCGGGGATGCGAGGCTTCGGCCGGGGGCAAGAGACGGTGACTTCCCAGACGCGGGCGCTGGCCGCACCGCCCTGGGCGGTCATGCGACTGCGGGGGTAGTGGGGACAGGGCCCGGCTGCGTCGGCGGTGTGATCTTCACGCCGGATACGCACAAACTTCGGGGTGACCTGTCTGAGGGGGATAGACCCCGGGTACTCTTAGCCATCGTCGGCACCTTCAGTAGCTGGTTGAGTGTCGGCCCGGCCCCTGTACCGGATGTTGCGAGCATCCGGACCACTACGGGGGCCGTTCCTATTGTCTTGTGGTCAGCGACCGAACCTGACCGGTCGTCTGACGTGTACCACATGCTACCCGTTGAGCCTGCCATCTGTCCCAGCTCCTTCCCCCGTGTCCCTAATCCCACTTGTCACACCGCACATGACGGGCTATCAGTGCCCGTGCTCTGTCTCGCCGTCCGCCGGATGCGGCGGTGCCTCCGGAGCCACCAGACGTCGCGACCGCGCCACACTCCCGGCCATCGCATGGAAGCCCGCCTTCGCGAACACGCCCGCCAGGCGGTCCAACTGATCCCGGAACATGCGCGGCGCCGCCGACACCCGCCCCGCGTGGAAGCCGACCGCCAACGCCCGATCCCACACCGCCTGGATCAGCACCGGATCCGCGTCCGGCCACAAGTCCCGGGCCAGCTTGTCCGGACGGCCCACCGTCTCCAGCTGGGCGTTCGCGATCAGCCCCGCCAGGAACTCCCCCGACGACATGGCGCGGCCGCACAGCACCGCATCGTTGCGCATCGTCTCGAACCCCGCGTCATCGCCGGAGGCGGACGGGACAGGGGCAGGGGTCGTCTCGGTCATGCTGCGGCCTCCATCGGCTCAGAAGGGAAAAGATCACGCACATCGGCCAGGCCATCCAGCTCGGCCACATCCAGGTCCACCTGACCCGCCACCGACACAAACCGCGCCCGCAACGGCCGCCGCCGGAAACCCCGACCCACCCGACGCCCCGAACGCCGCCGGAACTCAGACCGCTTCGTCGGCCACAGCAACAGCTGCCCGCCAACCTCCAGCAGCACATCCTCCACACCCACCGGAACCGCCGGCACCGACCCGTCATCCGGCACCACCGTCACACCGTCCAGCAGGCCCCGCTCCCGGGCCGCCTCCAGCACCCGCATCCGCGACACCGACTTCGGCAACCCCAACAGCCGCGTCACCTGAGACCGCTGCCAGTTCGCCGTCCGCACATCCGGCAACCCCGCAGCCTCCGCCACCTCCACCGGCCGCCAGAACTGCGCCAAAGCCCGCAACAGGGCCCGCTTCTGCGGGGTCTGCAACAGCCGGTCCGGGGCCGCGACCAGCTCGTGCTGCCGCTTGATGAACGCCCGATGCCGCTCCAGAGCCGTCCTGCCGCCCCAGATACCGTCCGGTTCCGCCAGGCGCGGTGTGCCGGCCTCTCGGACGACGGAGTTCGCGTACGAGTCGCAGGCCACCATCACCGGGCAGTTCAGGCACACCTCCACTGCCGCCGCCTGCCGGGCCTCCCGCACCCGCTGCGGCTCCGACCCGTCCCGGTCATCCCCATGCCAGGCGTCCAGCGACAGCGACGTATTGCCCGCCGCACGGCCACGCTCCACCTGATCCTCCGCACACCCGCGGTACCTGTAGTGCGGGTGGTCCTCCCACGCCTGCCTCAAAGCACTCGAAGACGTCACAGCACTCCTCCCTCCGAAGACGGATCAATCCCGGACGGGGCCGACGCCCACGCCTCATCCACCACCGAGCCGGCAGCCACCACGACCGCCGACGCCGCCAACTCCGTGTCCAGGCGCCGTCGGAACCCATCCAGCTGCGCCCGCAGCGCCGCACCGTCCCGGTGCGCGCAGCCGGCCATCAGCTCCGCCGACACCGCCCGACACCTGAGCCGCGCCTCCCGACGCCGCACAGCAACCACGCCAAAGGCGGCGGCCGCCGCAGCAAGCGCCACGACGGCCGACACGCACAAACAAGCTCGAGCACCCAAAGCGCTCACCTCCAAGAACAGGGGAAGGAACGGACAGAACAGGAACAGGGATCAGGGGTGGTACAAGGAGTTCGTGCGGGCCGCGGCGATCTCCGCCGCCTCCCCCGCGTCCAGGGCCGCCTCATCCCGGGCGGCCTGTACCTCGTTCGGCAGCCGCCGCCAGGCGTCCATCTCCGCCTCCCACAGGCGGCGGTACGACGACGGCCGGCGCCGCTCACGACGCGCCTCCCACCACCAGCCAGCCGCCGACACCACCAGCAGGCCCAGCAGCCACCACACGGAAACAGGCATGACGAACCTCCAACCGGCAGCCGCCGGAACGGGATGGGTGAAGCAGACGCCCCAAGACGGGGACTTCAAGGAGGCGACGCCCCAGGTCAGATCAAGCAGACTTCGGCAGGGGCACCATGGCGTTCCTAGCGCCAACAGGCGTCACCGCGAGCGACGATCGCCTGGCCAGGCGCTGCCGCCGCTTGGCCGCACTATGCGCCGACCGGCACGGCCCGCAATACGGGATACCCAGCACGTAGTGCGCCTGGTAGCCCTCCTCCGTACCGCACCGGCCGGTCCAGTCCGGAAACGCATCGGGATCATCGATCGTGTCGTCATCCCACGCCCCCACCGGAGGCCAGCCCCGCTCAGCCGCATGCCTCCTGGCCCGGGTGACACCGGCAGCCGTCGCCCCAGCCTCTCCCGGATCGACCCGCCACAGAGCGTCGTACATCGCTCGAACCTGCAACACCCGGCCGACCAGGACGTGCTCCCGGTTCAGCATCATGCTGAAGTTCCCCGGCCGCATCGCTAGGTACTCAGCCAGATGCTGCTGAGGCCAGCCCATAGCAACCAGCGCCTGAACGCGGCGCCGCGTTCCCACAGGGCTCACCGGCGTGGAGGGCGCCAGGTTCTCCAGCACCGGCTCCACGGCCAGGACGGCGGCGGCCAGATCCGGCCGGACCCGCTCCTGCGGTCCACTGCCCCGATCCGACCGCCCAGACAGAATCGCCTGGAGGCTCCGTCGGGCCACGCCGGCCTGTGCCGCGATCGTGCGCAGGCCCATGGCGCAGGACTGGAGGTGGCGGAGGTGGATACGGACCGGTTCGGCGTCCACCCACGGCTGCCACGTGCCAGCCGTGATGGCCTTCGACCGGTTCTCGTCGTACTCGCTGCGGGCAAACCCGCAAATGTAGCAGCGGCATCCGTCCAAGCGGTAGCGGGCATAGCCGTGCTCCCGCTCGCCGGCCATCAGGCGGCGCTCCTCTCCGTGTCGCCGCCCTGCGCGGCCTTCCCCTTGCCCACCTCAGCGATCTGCGCCAGGTACTCCTCAACCGCGCCATCCGCCCGAGCCGCCTGCCAGATACGGCGCACCGTGGCCGCATCCGGCGCCTCGTGCGCCTCATGCAGGTAGTCCCGCCCCTGAGCCGCGGTCGGCTCCGCAACAGCCTCCGGGGAAGCGCTCGCAGCCTGCGGCTCCGGCTGCACCGGCGGGTCCTCCGGCTCCGGCGCCGGCGGCTCCACCGGCTTCCACTCCTGCGGCGGATGCGCAGCCGAGAAGTGCACCACCGGATCCGACGACCCGTTGTTGTACAGCGACAGACCGAACTGGTCCCCCAGGTTCACCGCACACCGCTTCAAGGCCTGCGACACCGCGGTCTTCATCGCCAGGTCGTGCGCATCACCGATGGACGGCTGGTTGATGGCGTCACCTGCGGCTGCGTCCTCGAAGTGCGTGATCTTCCGGCCGTCGGGGGTGTACAGCGTCAGACGAACCTGCGCTCGGTACACGATGGTCCACTTCGACCGTTCACCGTTCTTCGTCTCCCGCTCGGAGACCAGGTCCAGGCTGACGGTGTCGATGGAGAACCCGCCGAACCCGAAGACACGGATGAGCTGCCGTCGGACGTCCCACGCTTCGAGGTGGGCCATGCCGCGGAGCATGCGGACCCGGTTGGCGTGGATACCGCCGTGGAGCATCCGCAGCTGGTACGGGGAGAAACGTCCGGCCTGATTTTGGGTGTGCGAGGTGGGGCCCTCCGCCATCGTCCCGGCGGGGGCCTCAACGGCTTGCGCCATGAGGTCACTCCTATGAGGTTGTGCAGTGATGAGATACGGCAGGGTCCCGGCCCAGAAGTCGGCGTCCAGGCCGGCCACGCCCAGAAGTCCTACGCGGCGGGGTCTCCCAGCCGGTCCGTCAGAATCCGTCGGACGACCTTCCCCGGGTGCATCGGAAAGTCGACGTCCTGCGCCATCCGCGCCACCCACTCACGGAGGGAATCCAGCAGCTCGCCGTCCACACGGATCGACATGCCAGCCCTCTCGACCTCCCCGTTCGGACCCGACGCATACTGCGCCTTGTACGTGCCAGAAGCCGTCCGCGGACGCTCCGTAAACTCCGGAGACCACGAACCATCCAGCAGAGCCCGGATGCCGTCCTCCGCAACCTCCCGCAGCGTCACACCCTCCGACGCCGCACGAGACTCCAGATACTCAGCCAACGGCTTCGGCAAAGCCAGATACAGAACGTCCTCACCGACACCCGGCTGCTCCACACCGAGATCCCAGGCCAGATACGACACCGCGATCCGGGACTGGTTCACCCGGTACCCCAGCCGCTCCTGAAGCTCCACCGCCAGAGCCTGCACCTGATCGGCCAGCCCCTTATCGACCCGCACGTTCAGCGTCGCCAGCTCCGCATTCAGGTTCCGGGGCACCCGCGGCGGCGTCCACGTACCGTTCAACACGGCCTGGAAGCCCTCAGCGACCACCTGGCTCAGCGGCGTCTCGAACTCCTCCGACGCGGCCACCAGGGCGCCCTTCAGGTTCTTGTCGAGCGTCAGCGCCATGTTCTTCGTCGGGCCGCTCGAGCCGCCCGACGCCTGGAGACGCCTCCACCCACCCGGGCCGGCGACCAGCCGGACGTAATGCGCGGACTCCAGGTATGCCTCCCTGTCCTCCGAGGACAAGGTGCCGGACTCGCCCAACAGGCCGGCGGCCTGCTCCAGCTGGGCGGCGGCGGTCTCGAGGCGCTGGGAGGCAGCGGAACGGGGCACGAGGCGGTGTCCTCTCTTGGTGCTCCGCCCGAATCGGTAGGTGGGCGGACGCGTGGGGGCGTTGTTCACGCCAGTGTCCTCCAATCTGCGTTGCACCGCCACGTCTAAGGGGGTGGCAGGCGGGACGGCGTCCCGACAACCACTACAGTACATCACTACACGTTGCGCTGCAATGTGTATCGCGTTAGGGTGGATGCACCGCACCAACACGGGGAGCCCACAGTGAAGCTGACCGCACGCCAGACCCAGACCAAGACCCTCGCGGACCTCTACCGCAGCCTGGACCGTCAGCACGCCGTCACCATCACCTACCTCAAGCCCGGCGAAACCGAGCCCACCGTGCGAACCATCGAGATCATCGAACTCCGCACCACCAGCGTCCGCATCACCAAGACCGGCGAGATCCGCGGCGGCGGCATCGTCATCATCGCCATGTGCCGGCTCCGCGGCGAGCGCAGGGAATTCCACCTGGCGGGCGTGCTCTCCTACACCCAACACCGCATCAGCTACACCCTCCAGCACCCCGCCAACACCACCTACGCGCCCCCGCAGCACCAGCCCACCGACGACGTCCAGGCCCTCTTCTTCTACGAGCTGGCCCGCGACAAGGACGACGCCGACTACCGGCCCCGCGTTCGCCTCGCCGCCTAGGAACGACGAAGGCCACCAACCCCGGTACGGGGGAGGTGGCCTAGTCACACGAAGTGCGTGACGGCAGTCTACAAAATCAAGTCCCCAAGCACCACCCCCCTTCGCTGAACTGGGAGAACGTAACTGTGTCGAGATTCGCCGTCAGATGCGGATGCGGCCGATCCATGCACCTCGACGGACGCTCAGGACGCAACGCCTTTCGCTGCGGCTGCGGAGCACGCATCCGTATCGACGAACTGCGAGCCGCCAGCCGGCGCTGCACATTCGGAGAATGCCGCACCCTCGCCACGACCAAGGAACCCTTGCAGTTCTGCCCCGAGCACCAGGACGAAGCAGCCAGCCTCCTCGCCCAGATTGCCGCACCAGCAAAATTCCAAGAGCTGGAAGACGCGCTACAGCGCAGCCCGATCACCCTGTACCGCCGATACGGCTACGCCCTCACCCCGATCCCGCAGAACATGCAGCACGCCCCGCTCGTCTACTTCGCCCGTCGGGAACGCCTCATAAAGATCGGATGGACGACCGACCTGAAGAAGCGCATGAAGGCCCTGGTGACGCGGTCCCTCGCCACCGAACCCGGGGACATCGTCCGCGAACGGCAGCTGCACCGCCGCTTCAAGCACCTCCTAGCCGAAAGGCGGGAGTGGTTCCACCCCGGTCCGGACCTCATCGCCTACATCAACGAGCTGCGTGCAGCCGCTGGCGAGGGACCGATCGCCGCCGAGAGCCCACACTGGCCGCATGGTCAGTAGACGGCAGGAGACGCTGCTCATCGACCCCGGCGGCCGCGCCCGTATCTGGTGCCGGACCTGCGGCCGGGAACTTTCTGACGAGACCTCGCGCAGCCGGCGCCTCGGCCCGGAATGCGATCCCGAGCCGCGCCACGGCTACGGCCGGTACGACGTCGACCAGGAGCCGATACCCGGCCTGTAGGCGATCCCTCGTCAGGAGTCCTCGCCGTTGTCGTCGTCTCGGCGTACACCGTAGTTGCGGTCCCAGGCGCGTCCGGCGGCCAGGGCAACCAGTCCCACGGCAGGGCCGACTTCCAGGGCCTTGGCCATGACCTCGTCGGCCGTGTCGTTGGAGAACGACAGCGTCATCAGGGCCAGCAGGACGACGGTTCCGACGAACAGGACGAACGACTGACGGCGCACCTCAATCGGTAGGTACTGGACGTCGCCGCCGGCGAACTCGCGGGCAGTCTCCTCCAGCTCGGCGACCAGGTCGTCCGGTACGGCGTCCTCGTCGGCGGACAGATATGCGCTCTCCGCGGCGGCCACGGTGGCTGTCCGCTGTTCGTCGCTCAGCGCGCGCCACGCGTCTACGTCGTGCAGGAGACGGTTCAGGCCGGTGGTGTCGAAGCCGGCTGCTGCACGGGCCGCTGCCTGGAGGAGGGGGGACTGCCACCGGGCGGACTGGTACTGGGTGCGGTAGCTGTCGAGCCAGGACTGAACCACCTGGTGGGCCTGGTTGTTGCGGGCTTCCTGCGCCGGCACGAGTACGTCTCGTACGTAGCGGTCCCAGGTGGTCTGCAACCGGGTCATCGGCGTGATGGCTATGCGCATCTGCTCGAAGCGTGCCTGTTGGTCCCGGGCCATGGCCTCCCGGATCCGGTCCAGGGTGGGCTGCATCGCGCGGGCGAAGGCCTCACTGGGAACGGGCAGGTCTTCGTCGCCTGTGGTCGTCATGGTCGTCAGCCTTCCACAGGGCGGGCGAGCCGAGGGAAGGTCTCCCCAAATCCCCCGTAGCGTGATCCGTACAGCCCCGGCCCTGCCCGGCCGGCCCCCCTCCAACCACCATCCTGATCTTTCAGTAAAACCTCGGGACACCCCAGCTCAGGAGCCCCGTTGTGGTGCACGGCGCGGAACCAGCCGCCCCTCGCCCACACGACCTCCCCCAGTGGGTGGTGGGTCCGAGGTTTTACCCAATATCTTGATCACGGGTGTGGGGCGGGCACAATGAACGGCATGGACCCGCGCACGCTCCTCGACACCTGGCTCGACACCGCAACCCACCTGCGGTCCTCCAGTCGCATCGAGTACCAGCGCGAAGTCGACCGCTGGCTCACCTGGTGCGCCATGCAGCGCCCGCCGGTCGACCCCTACCGGTGCGGCATCGAGGACTTCGCCGCCTGGACCGGCACCCTCCTCACCCGACAGTTGGACGGACGGCCCTTCGACGGACCCGACGCCCTCGCCCACGTCGCCGAACACCACCCCGCCGCCGCACTCACCCACGACCGCAGGATCACCGCCCTCACCCAGTACTACGAAGCTGCCAAGGACCGCGGCGCCATCCGCCTCACCCCCGACCTCACCATGCTCCGCAGCGGCGTCGACCGCGACGCCAGCCCACCCCGCCGCCTCACCCCCATGGAACGCGCCGTCCTCCTCACCTGCATCGGCATGTGGGGCCCCGACCGCGCCCGCTACTACCGCCGAGACCGATTGATCGCCTACCTCCTCCTCGAAGGCCTGCGGCCGGCCGAAGTCTCCCGCGTCGACATGCGACACCTCTACGACCTCGGCACCGGCGTATGGGAAGTCCGAGCCCCCGACTACGAATACGAAGCCGTCGGCAAGAAACACGTCCTCGAACCCCTCACGGTGGCCGCGCTGGTCGAGTACCTCCCCCACCGCATCCGCCCCGCCGACGACGTCCACAACCTGATCACCGTGCAGGGCGGCCGGCCCCTCGACTCCGGATACCCCAACATGATCATCCGGCAGATGGCCGCCACCCACACCCTCCTCGCCCAACGCACCCCACCCGTCACCGCGGACACCGTCGCCCACACCGGGTTCTGGGACACGCCGCCGCCGTCGTGAACCGAGCGGGCTCTGGCATCTAGATCCGATCGAGAGCAGCGTGGTCCTGCTGCCACATGGCGCGGGCCCGGTCCACGATGTCCGCCGGCGTCTGACCGTCCGGGGCTTCCAGTAGTCCAGCGCCGACGAGCGTGTAGACGAGGGCCTCGGCTCGGCGGATGCTCTTGCCCCGCCAGGAGCTGTAGTCAGGGAACCGAGTGGGCAGCTTGCCGGTTGCGCGGATCACCACGCGATCCAGTGTCCCGAATGATGAGGGCCCAGTCTCCAGGACGTAGCCCAGGACGGCGGCAGCAGTGCCTGCGGGTAGGCCCAGGTCGCGGTCGGCGCTGGATGCGATGTCCCGCCCGAACAGGTCGTCCAGGGCTTCCGGGTCGAGGGTGGAGAGCAGTCCGGCCATCGGTGCGGTGAGCATCTTCTGGCGGCCGATGTCTCGCAGGAGCGTGAGTGCGTCTCGGTGCAGTTCTTCGGGGAGGTCGAAGGGGGCGTGTGCGGCGGTAGTGAAGGCCAGGTAGTCCGACATGCGCATGCGGTCGTACGGCGGATCCATGCGCGCCAGGGTCTTGAAGAGGTTCGGGCGCACCCTGCCGACGAAGTGCAGTGCTTCTTGGACTTCGGGGTCGCTGGAGACCCAGGCAATGAAGTTGGCGGGGTCCAGGGAGATGCCGGCCCGGTCTGCCAGCGACGCCCATGGGCTGACGGCCACCACGCACCACGGGGCCAGTGCGACAAGTCGCGCTGCGTCGTCCGGTGTCGCGGTCCTGGTCGTGATGACCCCTCCGACAAGGTCTTTGATGGTCTCCGCAGTGTCGTCGTCGGCCACGTTCCACAGGCGGGGCCAGCCCGGCAGCACACGGTCCGAGAGGGCGGAAGACAGTCGGTTTTGCACGTCGAGCAGGCGTACCTCCATTTCGATGACCTCCATGTCGATCGGTCCGTTGGCCGTCGACTCTCTGCGGGCGTCGATGTCCTCCTGTGCCTGCCACAGGTTCGGCAGGCCTGCCCACAGCCCTTCCGGTAGCTCAACGGCGGGCAGGGTCCCCGGCGCGAGCGGCCCTCCAACTACTGAGCGCGTCTGGTGTGCGACGTGCTCCCAGGCGGCCCGGTAGCGCTCCTTGCGAGCGTCCTCCTCGCGGCGACGGATCACCTTGCGGGCCTCACCAGTGGCCGCCTCGTTGAGCAGCTGCTCTCCGTTCAGCAGTCTCCGTGTGATCTCCTCCCGTTCGACGGCGAGCAGGTCTGCGGCGGGGATGGCGTCGCGGATCGACGCGATGGAGGGTTGCAAGCCCGCTGCTGCCAGTTCCGTTACCCAGGGGCCCACCTTGCGGGACGGGTTGTTGAGGTGGCCTGCCAGGCGTACGGGCAGTGGTTTGGTGGTCTGGCCTATGTACCGGGTACGGCCATCGCGCGGGTCGATGAGCTCGTACAGGGTGCCAGTCAGGGTTGGCGCGTTCATTCGGTGGCCTCTTCGGTCTGGGCGTTGATGCGGAGCATGGACAGGGCGGCGGCGCGGTGGGCGGAGTCGGCTCGCTTGCCGGCGCGACGCAGACCGACCTTGCGGTAGCGGTCCACCATCTCGTCGCTGGTCCAGTCGCCGGTGACGTCCTTGATCTCGGCTGCGCTGTAGCCGGCGGCGCCGAGGTCGGTGGGGACGCCGGCGCGGAGGCCGTGGGCGGTGATGGCGTCGGCGACGTCGACCTGGGCGGTCTTGGCGATCGTCTTTACGAGGTTGTTGATGGCCTGCCGAGTGAGTCCCTGACCCCCCTTGTTGGCCGGTCCGAGGTTGCCCCACATGTCGACGCTGCGCAGGAGGGGCAAGGACGGTGAAGCCTGGCCGGCGGTCTTCAGGGACGCCAGCCAGTCGCGGAGCGCGGCGAGGGTGTCGGGGTCGTCGACCTCGTACTCCCGGCCGTCACTGCTTTTGTCGTTCTTGCTGACGCGCTTGGTGATGACGATCAGCTGGGCGGAGACGAACTCGAGGTCGCCGATGCGCAGGGCTGCGAGCTCGGAGGCACGGGCGCGGATGTAGTAGCCCAGGAGCAGCAGGACTCGGTTGCGCTGCCCGGCGAGCGTTCCGGGGGAGCAGACGGCCAGCATCTGCCGGAGGCGTTCGAGGTCGACGGGTGCGGAGGACTTCTGCCCCTTGCCGGAGGCGGCCCAGGCGTAGCGGTGGTCCTGGTAGATCTTCAGGGCGGCCGCGGTGTCCGGGGTGTCCTCGTGGCCGGCGCGGGCGTTCATGTGGCGGACGGAGGTGATGGCCAGGCGGAGGGTGCCGGGCGGGGTGTCCTTGCGGCGGAGGTGCGAGACGTAGGACGTCAGGTTCGTGGAGGTGGTTGGCGGTCCGGGGATGCGGCTGTTGGCGGCGCACCAGCGGGCGAACGCCTTCCACTGGTCCCTGTAAGTCTGGCGGGTATTCTCGCGGCCGCTGTTGGCGAGGTCTTCGGCTGCTTCGGCGGTGAGGGTGTCGTTGACGTCGACCACTTCGGGGACGGCGGGGAGCCGGTCCTCGGTTGTGACGATCTCGGCGTCGTAGACGGGTTCGATTTCGGATCCGGGCACTAGCACTTTCCTTAAGTGGAGTTATGGAAAGTGATACCAGAGATCTTCGAGCGTGTTCCCCTGGCAAGGGACCACTCGTTACGTAAAGGAGGATAGAGGCTTGACGAATGAGACCCCGCGCGGGATGCTCGTCTCGTAAGCCTGATATCTACTCACGTCCGTTGTACGGAAGGCGACATGCGGATCACCGTCACGATCGACCAGCCCACCGGAGAGTTCCAAGAACGCCTCCTCGCCCTTCTCTCGGAGTACGCCGCCGATGTGGAGGAGGACAACCACTGGACCATCCCCCGCGCCGAGAGCTACTACCTCTCCCTGCCGCTCAGGGCGCGCCGAATCCTGGAGGAGGCGGTCACCCGCGACGGGTACGTGCCCGCCGAGGAGTTGCGCGACAGTGAGAACTCCAGCCTGCGCGGTCACAGCGCCGCACTGAAGACGGCACTCCAACGGGGAGCGACCCTCGGACGGTGGCCGGCCGGGATGCAGGCGCCGATCGAGCCGCAGGGGCCCGGGTTCGGAAAGGTCGTCGGTTATCGGATGCCGGACAACCTCGTGCAGACCTTCTACACCGCCATCAAGAACGCCAAGAAGTGAGGACACCGACATGACCGTGAGGAAGCCGTCGAAGCCGTGGCGGGTGACCGTCACCGGCCCGGACGTGGAGGCAACGTCCTCGTTCACCAGCGAGGCCAAGACCTTCGCGTTCGTCCGCGCCAGCCTCGGCGGCGACAGCCCGGCCACCGCTGCGAAGGTGGAGCAGTGGGAGGGCGGCCTGTGGCGGTGGTTCGAGACCGTGACCGCCGAAGAGATCCGCGCGGCCCAAGCCGCCACCGAGAAATGAGGAGCCGACCATGGGGAAGTACCACAAGGCCGGGGACCAGGTCCGCGTCCTGGAAGGCCCGGAGTCGGGGCAGACGCTGACCGTGTCGTCCGTCCGCATGTTCGCCACGGACAACGGCTACTACCTGAAGGGCGGCAGCGGCCTCTACTCGCCTCACCAGGTCGAGCTGGCCGCTGAACGCATCACAGGGAACCCGTGCGGGGCCGCCTGCGTGGAGCGGAAGCACGACCTTATCGGCGTCTGCGATCACTGCCGGGGCGAATGCCGGTGCTGGCTGGACCGCGAGATGGCTGTCGTGCGCGCAGCCGCCGCCGACCGCGCCACCGACAAGTGAGGACACCGACCCATGGGACTTGATCTTCGCGTAGGACGCGAAGAAGGCCGCCTCCCCAACGACCCGTGGCCATCCTGGTCATACCTCGGCTTCGGGCAGTTCCGGAGGCGGCTGGCCCAGCACATCGGCGTCGACCTGGACCAGATGCACGGGTTCGGTGGCGACGGCGACTGGACCACGGTGCCCAGCCCGCTCCGACACCTCCTGGACCACAGCGACTGCGATGGCGAACTGACCCCACAGCAGGCATCCGAACTGGCACCCGCCCTACAGCGGGCGCTGCAAGAGATTGGGTGTGGAGTCGAACCCGGTGACGACCCCGGGTGGGACTATGACCAGAAGACTGGTGCGGAACTGGTGCAGCTTCTGGAGCTGTGCGCCCGCGAGAGTGTCCCGGTGGAATTCTGCTGATCGAGACGTGATGGCGCCCCGGCCTGAGGTAAGCAGGCCGGGGCGTCGTCATGCAGGCTACTGGTCGACGGTGAGAACCGGACAACTCGGTGAGCCGCAGGCTAGAGGTACCTGGAAATACCTCGCGGATACTCGCGGCTGCTTGCGGAATCTTGCCGAGTTCCCGTTAATTCCCGTGACTGCCCGGTCGTGACCTGCGGCAGTTCTCTCCAAGCAGGTGCACGGCGCGTTTTGCAGACCCTCCGCACGCGAGCACGTGGTCTTCCTCTACCGTCTCCTCATCCACCGCATCGCGCGACGAACGGAAGGAGACAGCCATGCCCAAACTGACCTCAAGATCGGAGTGTTCCACGTCGTGCGAGGAAAATGTGTCAGTCCTCACACGCGGGTGGGCGGGTCGGTGGAAGGCTCCGGGCTGCTATGGCGTTCTGTCGGCTTCTGTAGTCGCCTGTGCTCATCTGCCCTACTGGATCAGTGACAGACCGTCAAGACGCCCGTCCCCAGGGCCTTCGCGCTGTGATGTGTTCTCGCAATATCACAGCCCGCCGGTAGGCTAGTTCACGCAGAAGGAGCCCATCCCCGACGCGAAGTTTCTCAGGCCCAGTGTCGGGAGGGCTCCCTGCGCGATGTCCCACCAGCCAGAGCAGAGAAAGGCAGGGAAAGAACACCGTGAAGCAGCGTAACAAGAACGGACAGGAGGTGGACACCCGACGGGCCGGGATAGTCCGCTACCTGCGGGAATGGCCACGCCGCCATGGACGTCTTGTCCACGATCACATGGTCCGGGGCGTGTCGTACGGCGTCGGGAGCGGCGCCGTAAGCCTCCTGATCATGTGGTGGCAGAGCCGCCACTGACCGCGAAAAGAGCCTCGATGGCCCCCGCCGTGGCGGGGGCCATCGTCGTTCGGAGAGCTCCCGCCGACGGGGAAGCGGTCTCATTCATCCTCTGCATCAGGGAGTTGGAATCTCCGTGCGGTGGAAGTTCTGCCAGGACCGGGATGCGGTCGGCCCGCGCTGCCCCTGATACCGGGACCCGCGCACCGCGCTGCCGTACGGATGCTCTGCCGCCGACGTGAGCTGGAAGAAGCAGATCTGCCCGATCTTCATGCCTGAGGCGCTGCCCCGAGTTCCCGCTTCCTCTTCCTCACCCAGTCGTGCACTGCCTCAATGAGAACGTCTGAGCGGTCCCGTCCATCTGACTTGGCCAACTTGTCCAGCTCCTGGCGGAGCGCGACGGGCGGCCGGAACGAGATCGCCGGCGTCTGCCCGGTTGCGGGCCTGCCTGCCATGTCTCCTCCATCGGTTGCTGTCATACAGAAACTAGCACCCACCTGCCGAACTTCATAGACAACCTCGTGTCGCCAAGCTATTCTTGTCATACAGAAATGGCCAGCGAACAGGGGTACTCGTGACGAAGATCGACCTGGAAGGTCAGAGATTCACCCGTCTCCTCGTTCTCGGCGAGGCAGGACGAAGCGGCAGGAAGGTTGCCTGGCTCTGCCAGTGCGACTGCGGGAAGACCACGAGAGTAATCGGCACCCTGCTCAGGCAGGGAGTCACGAGGTCGTGTGGCTGCCTGAAAGGGCAGCACAGCGCAACCCACCGCATGACGCGCACCCCGCTGTACCGCACGTGGCGGAACATGCTGAACCGAGTGACCAACCCGAACGTCAAGGCCTACCCCTATTACGGAGGGCGCGGCATCACCGTCTGCGAGCGGTGGCTGAGGTTCGAGAACTTCTACGCCGACATGGGCCCCACCTACCGAGAGGATCTGTCCCTCGACAGGATCGACACCAACGGCAACTACGAGCCCGGTAACTGCCGGTGGGTGACGATGGATGAGCAGGCCCGGAACAAGCGCAGCAACGTCCGACTGACCTTCCACGGCCACACTCTGATCATGAGCGAGTGGGCGGAGAGGATAGGGATTCCCTACTCACGGTTGGCCTACCGGGTGTCCAAGGGATGGCCGCACGAGCGAGCCCTGACGGAGAACATCGACCCTGAACGTGTTGCTGCGGCCCTGATAGAACTCGAACAGAAGACAGACGAGAAGTGAGGACAAGACCATGCCGATCAGCCTGACTTACCAGGTGAAGTGCGACGTCTGCTGGGGCGTCATGGACGGCGAGTACGACACCCGTGAGGAAGCGGAGCAAGCCCGCAAGGACCTCGGTTGGGAAGACGACAGCAACCGGACGGCCTGCCCCGAGCACAACACCCGGAACCGTGCCGCCCAGAGGCTGCGTGAGGCGCACGAGGAGGACCAGGAACGCGCGCTGGAGATTTTCCGAACCCTCCCTGACGACGAAGGCAACTCGATCGCCTGACCAGTAGCACAGCGGCGCCCCGGACAGGTCTAGTGTCCGGGGCGCCGCCGCGTCTGAACGTTACCTGGGCAGCCTGGTGCGTTGAAAGTCCAGGTGGGAGCGTGAGGCCGTAGGGCCGCGCTGCCCCTGGTATCGGGATCGGAGCCCCTTCGTACCGTAGGGCGACTCGGCAGGCGAAGTCATCTGGAAGACGCAGATCTGCCCGATCTTCATGCCCGGCCACAGCTTGATTGGTAGCTGCGCCAGGTTCGCAAGCTCCAGCGTGACGTGGCCCTCGAACCCGGGGTCGATGAACCCGGCCGTCGAATGCACGACCAGGCCCAGCCGCCCGAGCGACGACTTGCCCTCCAGCTTCCCCGCCAGATGCCGAGGCAGCCGCACCCGCTCGAAGGTCGACCCGAGGACGAACTCCCCCGGATGCAGCACGAACGGCTCGTCGTCGCTCACGTCGACCAGGCGGGACAGGGCGTCCTGCTGGACGGCGGGGTCGATGCAGGAGGCGCGGTGGCTCTCGAAGACCCGGAACTGGGTGTCGAGGCGGACGTCGATGCTGGCCGGCTGAAGCATCGCCTCATCGAACGGCGTGACACCGAGCTGGCCGCGGGCTATCGCGTCGTGGAGGTCTCTGTCGGAGAGGAGCACACGGTGAGGCTATGGCCGACCGCGCTACACCTTCCCCGCGAGGGCTGCCGCCCGCCGTTCCTCGAGGGCCTGCGTACACAGCACGCACAGCGGGTTCCCGCCCAGCCCGTACCGGTGGCACGGATGCTGGCAGCTACGACACGGCCCCACCTGCGACGGCGCACAGACAGGGGTCGGCGGGACGGGTCTGTCGGAGACGGTGCTGCTCATGCCGCCATCGTACGACCGTGCGGAGGGAACACCCGGGCGCGGCCCCGGGACACTGGGGGTACCGCCCTTCCCCCAGATCGGAGCCTTTCCCCATGGCCGAGCCCGCCCCTGCCCTCGAGCCCGTCTTCCGCGACGACGTCACCGTCCAGCTGGTCAAGCAGAGTGCCGACGACGCCCACGTCCTCTGGTCCGCCCGCGTCTCCACCCAGGGCGAGCAATCCCTCGAGCAGATCGGCGCCGACCCGGCCCGATCCAAGGGGCTCATCAACTACCTGATGCGGGACAGGCACGGCTCTCCGTTCGAGGCGACGTCGATGACGTTCTTCATCAGCGCCCCGATCTTCGTCTTCCGGGAGTTCATGCGTCACCGCGTTGGCTGGTCGTACAACGAGGAGTCCGGCCGCTACAAGGAGCTGGAGCCCGTCTTCTACGTCCCCGGTCCGGACCGGAACCTGGTACAGGTGGGGAAGGCCGGCCACTACCGGTTCGAGCCCGGTACTGCGGCGCAGCACGCTCTGGTCGACGAGGTGATGGTCGACGCGTACCGGCACGCGTACGACGCCTATCGGCGGATGCTCGCCGCCGGCATCGCGCGGGAGGTTGCCCGATCGGTGCTGCCGGTCGGCCTGTTCTCCTCCTGCTACGCCACCTGCAACGCGAGGTCGCTGATGCACTTCCTCGGCCTGCGCACCACCCATCCCGCCGCCGCGATCAAGTCCAGCCCGCAGCGGGAGATCGAGATGGTGGCGGAGAAGATGGAGGCGGCGTGGGCGGAGCTGATGCCCCTCACCCACGCCGCGTTCAACGCCAACGGCCGCATTGCCCCCTGACCTCGGTCGCACACCAGTTCAGGCAGTCGGCGGGCCTGACTGGTCCTGCACGGTGTCGTGCAGGGCTCCACGGTGCTGGGCGCGTACGACCATGGTGATCCGCTGCATCACCAGGAACGCGATGACCACCAGGAGCAGAGTGCGGATCGTGCGGAGCACCATGGCCGGCGCTCCGTGGTCCCAGACCGTGATGGCGACCGTGTACGCGCCGAGCGCCCCGATCGCCAGGGTGAACGTCATGATGTGCACGCCGACCGGCGTGGACCGCCAGGGCGCGAACCGGTGGTAGACGACGCCGAAGACGAGGCTGCACAGGGCGACCAGGCTCGAGGCTGCAAGGTTGGCGAGCTGCGCGCAGTCCATTAGCGGGGGCCTCCCTCAAAGGCTTGGCGGAAGATCTCCGCGAAGTGGTTTCTCTCCCGCTCGTTCGCCAGCCGCGCGGCAATCCGCGCGACGGCAGGACGGTGGGCTTCCACCGCCCGGCGGGCTTCCCGAGCACGGGACAGCGCTGATTCGGCTTCCCGCTGCCCGTGCGTCTTGCCAGACTCTTCCGGGCGCTGCGGGGCGGGCTCAGGACGGCGGCGCAGCAACCGTCGGATCCATCGCATCCCCGGGCACCTCCCCTCGTATCGCACGCAGAACGTGATCGGCGACTCGGGACAGTTCCAGGAGTTCACCGACTTGGTTCTGAGCTTGGATTCGTGCGGCTTCGCTCTCCCGGTGGGCTGCCCTCCACGCGTCTCGCTCCGACGCGATCTCGGCGACCCGGGCGTCCCGGTCTTTGCGTACGTCCTCGAGGACTGCGCGTGAGACCAGGTTGCCGCGGAGGATGAGCAGCACGATGAGGGTGACGATTGCCCCGGCCCCGCCCGGCAGTAGGACGTTGACGGCCGACAGGTCATTCACCTCTGCTGCTCCTTGTAGTTGTGGGGTCCGCGGGCGTCGCTGCCAGTCGACGCCACGCGCACCAGGTGGGCATGGTCAGGCGGCGCTGCGCACGGAACTGCGAGCGCCGACGTCCTGCGCCTTGCCGGACACTCCGGTCGGCTTCCACAGGCCGAAGTGCGCCAGGACACCCGTGGCGAACGAGACGGCCCACAGGACCAGCGCGGAACCGACCTGGTAGCCGTCGCCGGCGTTGGCCAGCTCCACGAGGAAGCCGTTGGCGGCGGTCAGGGCGAGGAGGAGGACTGCCTTGGTGCCGGGGTGGGTGACGCGGGTGGTGACGAGGCCGACGAGGACGGGCAGGACGACGCTGATCGCGAGGCCGAGCCAGTACGCGCCGTCGAGGGTGGGCTGCATGACGGTTCCTTAGGTGGTGGGGTCGGTTGGTGCAGGTCAGAGCGGCCAGATGTGGGCCTTGATCTCGGCTCGCTTGATGGTGATCGGGTCGTCGCCGTAGTGGATGACCTGGATCTTGGCGCGGTGGTCGGCGCCGACAACGCCGACGATCGGCATCCAGCCGAGGGTGTCGCCGCTGGTGCCGACCAGCTCCGAGGCGGGGAAGTGCTTGACCGTGGGCCCGCCGCCGTCCTCGTCCTCCACGACGCGGGCTTGGACCTCGTTGCCGCGGGCCACGCCGTCGGCCTGGAGGTAGAGGGCACCGTTGTAGTGGGCGTTGTGGGCGAAGGTCTGCCCGCCCGCGTAGTGGTCGTCGTCCTGGTCGGCCCATTCGGCGTCGAAAGCCAGCGCCTTCCACACGCCGGGCTCCAGGGTGAACGGCTTGGTCATGCCGAGCGACAGGTAGCGGGGCATGTCGGACTCCTCCTCGGTCTGGATGGGTGCTGACTGGGACGTGCTGGGGCGGGGCGCCCCCTTCTGCACCCAGGCGTAGAGCGGGCCGCCGGGGCAGGCGGTGGCGTAGCCGTCGCGGTGGCCCTTGATCTCGTTGCCGGCGCCGTTGGCGCGGAGCAGTTCGATGCCGTCGCGGATCGCGGAGAGCATGGCGTCGGTGGGCTGGGTGAGGCCTTCGGAGCCGACGAGGCCGACGATGGCGTAGTGGCCCTGGTTGAGGGTCTGGTTGCCGTTGGCGCCGGTCCGCTTGCGCAGGCCGCGACCTTCGAGGAGGTAGCCGTGGGGGCAGGCGGCGTAGTTGTAGGCGACGTCCGAGTAGTTCTCGGTCTTGTTCGCCAGGTGGGAGGCGCGGATGGCCTTCCACTCGGCGATGCACGCATTGTGGTCGCTGAGGAGCTTGGTGCTGACGGGGGCGCCCTCGTAGTGGACCTTGACGCCCTTGGTGCTGGTCTGGCTGGGCGCGGCCGAGGCGGGCCAGCCGAGCTGTGCCCGTGTTACGAGCTTCATTGTCAGGTCTCCTTGGGAAGGGGGGTGACACGCGGGACCTTGAGGCGGTCCCAGGCGATCTCGTCGGGGATGCCGGACACGTCGCCGGCGCCCTTGGGGCGGAGCTCCTGCTGGAAGGAGGCCCATGCGGCTGCGTGTGCGTTCGTCCAGTCCGGTCCGAGGCGCTTGCCGTGCGGGTTGTGGCCTTCGGCGGTGAGGCGGGCGCCTGCGGCGGTGAAGATGGGGCTGTAGCGGCCGCCGTGGAAGAACGCTGCCCCGGGGTAGGGCTCGTACTGGTTGCCGCTGTCGACGGTCACTGGGGGTTCAGCGACGGGTGCCGGGACGGATTCCGGCCGGGCGGGGGCGGTGTCCTTGGTACGGGCAGCCGTCTGCTCGCCGTCGTGCTTGGGGTCGGGCATCGGCCCGTGCTCCTAGACTCCCCGCGCCCAGGTGGAAGGGTGTTCGGGCCGCTGCTGTGCGGCCGTCCCTCGGTGGGTGGCGCTGAGGGGCGGAGGGTCGCCCTGTGTTCAGGCTACGGCCTGTGATGCCGGGGGTTGCCCCCGCTCACTGGGTGGGCTCTGCCGGGCTTTCGCTGCTGTTGACGGGCTGCTCGGTGGGGGTTTCGGGGGCGGGTTCTTCGCTGGGCGGCTGCTCGCCTTCACTGCCGCCCGGCTCTCCCTCACCGGGGTCGCCTTCTCCCGGGTCTTCGTCGGTGGGGGCGGTGACGACGGCGAGGAGGTTGACGTCCTGCCCGGTGCACGTTGCGCACAGGTCGACGGAGACGAAGCCCTGACGGCCGGGGTGCCAGACGCGGCCGGTGACGGCCGGGGGGACGTCCTGGGGGATGTGGTTCAGGCAGTTGTCGCAGAAGTTCGTGGCGATCTGTGTGGTGCAGGTGGGGCAGGGGTCGTAGCGGGTTGCCATGGGGGTCCTTACCAGAGGGGCCAGGAGATTCCGGCCAGTGACAGGTTGGTGACGGTGCCTGAGATGTCGTAGATCCGGAGTTCGCCGATCTCGTTGACGAGGAGGGTGACGTCGACTCCGCCTTGGGGGGCACGGTGGGGGAAGGGGTGCCGGACGAGAGGCCAGTAGCTGGAGTTGGGGAGGGTGGCGACGAGGGTGCCGTTGGTGGCGGTCCCCGCTTGAAGGCGGCCGAAGAGGTAGGCGGTGCCGTTGGCGGACTTGCGGACGGTGGCGGTGCCGTAGTTGGTGGCGTCGTAGTTCGTCCACCCGGATTGCAGAGACAGAGTGCCCGACTCGCCGGTGAACGGCTTGACCCGTCCGGCGACGGACGTGTTGCCGTCCTTGTCGACGGAGAACTTGTCGGTGTCCCGGTACAGGCGCAGCAGCGGCCCGGTGTGAGCGGACGCGGCTTGGACGTAGAGCCCGCTGAAGGTGCTGGCCGGGGGTGTCATGGCCAGGCGGCCGTTGCCGAGGGTCGCGAGGTTCGGCTCCACGATGTAGCTGGTGTTCTGCGCCGTGTTGTCCTGGTTGACGTATCCGAGGTTGGCGAGGGTGCCGTCCATGAAGATCCGGCCGCCGATCACACGCAATGGTGGTGTGGAGTCGAGGGCGAGTCGCTCAATGACCGCGGCGTCCCTGAACAGGCCGGACCGCCACAGCATCTTCGTGTAGCCGTTGGCGGGGAACGTGCCGGACACCAGTTCCAGGTTGGCGTCGCCTGGCGTGAGCTCCGATACGGCGACCGCGGCGACGTTCGACCCGGACGAGTTGTACAGCTGCACGGCCGGGTAGGGCAGGTTCGGGTTGAGCCACATGACAGCGCCAGACTCGCCCTTGACCAGGAGCCCTTGGGGGGAGAGCTCACCGATGGCGACGTCGTCCTCGTTGTAGATAATGATCTCGTTGGCGTTGGCCTCGTTCAGGGTGATCCGCGCCCCGCTCAGCGCCGTCTGGATCAGCCCGCCCGTGACGGTAGAACCCGTGATCGTGCCCGTGAAGGTGGCGTCACCGTCGGCGGCATCGAAGCGGATCACAAGCTCATCGGTGTCGTTGTAGACCCGCAGCCCGTCCTCGTTGAGTTCCACCCGGGCCCCGTCCGGATCGCCGGCGACGAGGCGGGTGGCGAGCTGGAGGACCGCTTCCAGCTTCTCCGCGGTCACCGCGCCGGCGGCGATGGCCCCGGCGGTCACCGAGCCCGCCTGAAGGTCGGCGCCCTCCACCTGGGTGGGGGTTGCCGCGGTCTCCTCGGACGGATCACTGACCGCCGCGGACGTGTTCACGGCGGTCAGCCGCACGTAGTGCGCCTGGTAGGGCAGCGGAATGACCGGGAGCATCCCCCCGTCGCCTGCTTTGGTGATGGTGCCGACGAACGTCGCGGCGGAGGGGGTGAAGCCGCTGCTGGTGGCGACGTGGACGGCGATGTGGTCGAAGTCCGAAGGGAGAGGGTTGCCGTCGGCGAGGGTGCCGTCCCAGACGACGCGGAGCCCGCCGATGGAGGAGGTGACGACGGGTGCGGACGGGGCGCCGGGCGCGGGACCGTCCACGGCGATCAGACCTATGGTGCCGTCGTCCTGCATGCCGACCCGTCCGCGGACCGTTCCGAGGGCGTCCTTGACGACGAGGTTGGTGTTGTCGAGGGCGGCGTGCGACAGCCGCGGACTGTTCTCGACCCGCGCCAGGCGTCGCTCGAACTCTGCGAGCATCCGCCCGATCTGCTCAGGGGTCATCAGACACCTCCGTAAGTGAACTGCGCAGACGGCTTAAGGGAGATCACGGCCTGCGGGCCGCCGCGTGCAGTCGGACGGATCGTCCAGCCCATCACGCGGCACCAGCCCGTGAAGGACGTCCAGCTGTTGTGGATGCGGGTGTACACGTCGTCGCCGACCTGCCACGACCCGAACGGTGCCGCGGGGGTGTCGCGGATCGTGACCTGCTCGACTGCCCCAAGGGTCTGCCGCCAGGCCCGTTCCCACTCGGTGCGCTGCCGCAGCACGTCATTGCCGTTGATCTCCGGGAACGCGGCGGTCGCCTCAAGGCGCAGCCGGCCGTTGCGGACCGCGGAGATCTGCCGGAGCTTCGCCGAGCCGTCTCCAGCGCCGGTCCCGACGACGACCTGCGCGTAGTCGTCACCGGATCGGACCTCTTCTGGCTCTTCGATGATGTTCACGCCGGATGAGAACTCGATGTCGGTGCGGCGGGCGCCGAGCCGCGGCCAGCCCAGCTTGATCCGCTTGATGACGCCGGTCTTGTCCGAGTTCCAGGAAGTAGTGCACGTGTACTCGGGGGTGGCCTGGTCGGAGACCAGATCGTCGACCTGATCGCCGAGGCTGGTCGTGTCGTACCAGAACGAGTGGAACGGCTCGGCCGTCGTGCCCACCTTCGACGTGCTGGCGGTCGCATCGACGGTAACGCCGAGGTTCCCGTCGGGGATGGACTGCGCGTACTCCCAGATCTGCCGGATGACGTGGCAGCGGTCCTGGTTGACGTAGGGGCCACGGCCGCCGTGCTCGCCGTCGAAGTCGAAACGCTTCTGCAAGTACGACGACCAGGACGCGGCCTCGATGCTGTAGTCGGTGCCTTGGGCGCGGACGTCCCAGATCAGGCCGCCCCACTCCAGCTGACCCTCCGACTCCACATAGATGAACGTCGTGCCCGGGTCGGCGAGCTGCGGGGACTGCGACACCAGCCGCGGCGACAGCTTCCCCCGCAGCTCCCCCGGACCAGATACCTCCGGCCCGTACTCCAGGTCCGTGACCGGCAGCGCCGTCGACAGCCACGCCCCCGTCAGGGCGTGCTGGGTGAGGACCCTGACCGGTGGGGCCACCGTCACCGGGGGGCCTCCTCGAACTGCACGTCGGCGATGAGGGTGGTGCCCTGGTCGACGTAGATCCGGCCGGCCTGCCCGGTGGAGAACGCGGAGGCGCGCGCCCGCAGGAGTTGGGTGGTGCCGCGGTAGGCGGTGGGGATGGTGAGGGTGTCGGCGACGGTCGCGGAGATCCGGCGGACGCCGGTGCCCTGGTCGTCGTCGAGGAGGGTGGTCTGGGTGGCGAGGCTGGCGCCGAACGTCGCACTGAGCTGGCCCCAGAAGTTGCCGAGGGCGTAGCGCATGGGGCTGATGTCGACGCGGACGATGGCTTTGGTCGCCCAGTCGGGGATGGCGATGTTCCATCCGGCGGCGGTGGAGAAGTAGCTGTAGCTGGTGGAGGCGCCGATGCCGGTGGACTGGCTGGCTGGGGACTGGGTGGCCAGGTAGCGCTGGCGTCGCGGGTTGGCGACCTTCCGCAGGTCAGTGATCATCGCGTTGGTGATGGTGGACGTGTTCGCGGGAATGTCGATGCGGGCGAGGGGGATACCGGTGCGGCTGTCGGGGATCGCCGTCGCCGACGAGGACACGTTGGAGATGACCTGCGGGTAGACGATCTGGTCGGTTTCCGGGTTGAGGGAGCCCTCGTACTCCGGGTCTTCGACACGGATGATCAGCATGTCGGAACGTCCGGACCCGGAACCGGTCGCGGCGATCGGTACGTCGACCGTGCCGACGTTGCACACCGAGTAGTGGCCCTGGAAGGTGTTCGCGCGGCCGCGGATGACGCCGGACCCGTCCCCGATCAGAACGCCGCCGCCGGGGGTGGTGCGCTGCGCCACTTTCAGGTCGTCGCCCTGGGTGATGCCCTCGGCGCCGTTGGCGAGGTCGCGGATCATCATGCGGAACTGCTGCGCGGAGTGCGTCGCCCCGTTGGTGAGGAGGGGCCGCGGAAACAGGGCCATGTCGGCTCTCCTTCAGAGGGCTATGTAGGCGTCGCGCCAGGTGACGCGGAGGCGGGCGGAGTTGGTGTTGTCGAACGCGGTCCAGCGCATCTCGCTGGTGCCGGGCGGGATGGAGAACAGGTCTATGCGGGAGGCCGGCGACAGGTAGGTGGAGGCGTTGCCGCCGTTGTCCCAGCTCACGGTCCGGTAGCCGGGACGGGTGTCGATCTCGATCCACCGTCCGGCGGGCAAGTTCAGGGTGGGCAGGGACAGGGCTCGTCCGGAGGCGACGTGGAGGATGGTGACGTTCGCGCACGGCCCGAAGACCCGCATGATCGGCCAGGCGTCGCCGGTGCCGTTGTTGGTGACCCAGCCGGGCCGGTCCGCGGCCACCGTCCCGTCCTGCACGTAGATCGGTGCGACGACGGGGGCTGCGAACCCGCCGCCGGTCAGCCAGCCCAACGGCAGTTCCGTCGTCGACTCGGTGTCGGCGTAGAAGCCGGGGTCGTGGGCCAGGAACTCCATATCGATCGGCACGTAGCCGTGGACGACCTGCCGGTACTCGGGGTCCAGGCGGCGGGCGCGGACCGTGAGCCGCTTCACCGGCCGGCCGGGCCGTTTGATCCGCAACGCCATGCCCTGCCCGCCGACCAGGCGGACGTCGGCGGCGTCGGTGACCGCCTGGAGGGCCGCGACCATGTCATGGCAGCCGGCAGGGTCGCCGGGGACGACGATCGCAGCATCAAGCTGGACCTGCCGGCCCGCCCAGTAGTCCGGGCCGGCGAACTGGCCGTCCATGGACGGCTGGTCGACGTCCGACTCCCGCACCGGCGGGCGCCCCAAGCCATTGGTTTCGATGACCTTGACGTTGGTGCCGCTGCCGATGACAAGACCACCGAGGTCGTACTGCCAGTCATTCAGCTCAGGATCAGTCACGAGCGGCCACCCCTCCCCTGCGGTTCCGGCGCAGACTGCGCCCCACCTCTGCTGCGATGTCGGAGGCGGTGGCGCCTGTCCGGACGGCGGTAACGGAGACCTGTGTGGTGTCACCCTGCTTGACAATGACGAAGGGTCGGGCAGCGGTGGCGTCGGTGAGGCCGACACCGAACCGGTTGGCGACGTCGGCGAGGACCGGCAGGGCCGTGCGGCGCTTCGACGGGCTGAGAGGCAGGTACGCCTCCCCGTGCGTCTCGGGCTCCGCGAAGCGGACGATGCCGCCCTGGGTGGCGTAGATCCCCGCGCGGATACCGCCGTCCGCGTAGGCGAGGCCCTTGCTGGCCTTGCCGAGGTCGGCGAGGAACTTCACCGCCTTCGACCCCAACGACTTGCTGATCTGCGTCTTGGCCTTGTTCGCGACGGTGATGATGTCGTCCTCACCGAGTCCGGTCTTCCCGGCGACGTCATGGATCCCGACAGTCTTCGACGTGATCGCGGCGATGATCTGGATGAGCATCCCCATCTGCTCCGACGTCAGCTGCGCCTTCGCCTGCTTGACCTCGGTGTTCGCCTTCGCCGCCTTACTCTTGTTGCCCGCTGCTTCTGCGGCGAGATCGATCGCGGCCTGGTCGCCCTGCGACGACAGCTGCGCGGCGAGGTCTCCGTAGCCCATCGCCGCGAGCTTGACCAGGTTGTTCTGGAAGATCTGGTTCGTGGCGGTGGCGTGGTCGAGCTGGACGGTGAAGTCCTTCAGGCTGGCGCGGGCTTCCTGCATCATCCGCCGCAACGCGATCGACATGGACGCCACGTACTTGTCCGTGCCGGTCGCCATCTTCGCCGCGAGCTTCATACCCTCGTCGCCCATCCCGGCCAAGGCCTTGGCGACGTCCCCGCCGGCCCGGTCGGCGACCTTCTCCAAATTCCGGTTCCAGGCGACCGTGGCCGCGCCCATGTCCCACAGTTTCCGTTCGACCGCGGCCAGGTCGAAGTACTCTACTTCCTTCGTCGTCCACTTGCCCTTGACCTTGGTGCGCACCTTCTTCGTCTTGTTGCCGGCGGCGATCGCATCGGACGGCGAGTACAGGGACCCGGAGATCGGGTCGTACTGCCAGCCTTCGATGCCGCCGGTCGCGTTCCACTGGATGGAGGCGGGGTCGCCTCCGAGCCGACGGACGGTCTCCTCGGCGATGGCCCGGGAACGGGGACGCTTGGACGGGGCGAAGGGAATGTACGCTTCGCCGCCAGTCTCGGGTTCGGCCCACATGCGGTAGGTGGGCTGGGCGATCTGCGCGACGTGGTTCTCCCGCATCCCACCCTCAGCGAAGCGCTGCACGCGGGCGGGCCCGTAGATGTTGCCGTCTGCGGACCGGCCCGCGGTGGAGCCGTAGTAGGTGCCGGACGGGGGCCCGCCGGGCTTGCCCTGGATGCGGTAGACGGTGGTGTAAGTGACCGTCACCGACCTGTTCCGCAGGCTCGCAATCGCGGTGGCGAGTCCGGCGACGTTGGAGCGCTGGCTTCCGGTGGGGACACTGATGGTGACGGTCTTGCCCTTGGTGTCGCGGATCTTGAATCCGAGGGCTTCGAGCTGCTTCCGGGCCTCGGTGGTCGGCGCCTTCATCGTGATGGTCTTGCCGTTGGTGGAGGCGACCTTCGCCTTGACTGCCTCGAGGTCCCCGATGGCGTCCTGGATCTCCGCAGACAGAGTGATGGACTTGTCGGTGAGGCCGTCCCGGGCGGCCTTCACCCGGTCCAGCCCGGACTTCGCGCTGCCCGTCTCCGCGGTCACCTGGAAGCGGCCGTCCGGCAGCTCCTTGACCTTGTAACCCATCTCCTCCAGCAGAGCGACCGCGTCCGTGGTCAGCGCGCTTACCGTCACGCTCTTCGCGTTGGGGGTCTTCTCGATCGCCGCGATGACGGAGTTCAGGCCGGTGATGGCGTCCTCGGTGCGCATCTCGAGGACGGTGGACTTTTTGTCGGGGATCTTCAGGTACTGGTCGGCGAGGACCCCAGCCTGCTCCGCGGTCAGGCCCATGTCGCGGGCGGCCTGGACGAAGGTGTCGCGGCCGTCGGTGTAGATGCCATTGACGTACTCCCACGACTTGCCCTGCTCCCGGGCGGCGGCCGCCGCGGCGTCCGTGTTCGCGGCAAGGTCGGACAGGGCCTTCTCCGCGTCGCGGGCCTTCTGCGAGCCGAGGTCCAGTTCACCGCCGCGCATCTTCAAGGCGCCCGCGTTGGTCTTCACGGCTTCGGTGACGTCGTCGATGGACTGCTCGAACGCACTCATCGCGGAGCCGCCGGCCCGGTTGACGTCGTTCAACGCTTGCAGGGACTGCCGCAGCCCGTCCGCGGAAGCCTTCTGCGCGGACAGCTTCGCCGCCGTGTCCTGCGCGGCCTTCCCGAACACGCCCTGCGACTGCGCGGCCAGCTCCGCCTCGAACGCCTGATCCGCGAGCGCCGACTTGTAGCCGTCGAGCTGCGCCTCCAACTCCTTGCGGGACATGCCCTGCTTGCGCATGGCCTCGCCGATCCGCTCCAGCGCGGCCGCGGCAATATCGCCCTTCCCGGACTTCACCAAGTTCGCGAGGGACTCGTCGACCGCGTCGAGGTCCTCCTTGGCTTCCTTGACCGGGGTGGAGTCCATCCCGACGAGGGAGGTGAGGAACTGCTGCGTCTTGTCGAGGTTGGAGGGGCGGGCGAGGGTGCGGAGGCTGTCGGCGAGCCCTCCGAGGTCCTGCCCGAACGCGCGGGCGGCTTCGCCGGCGACTTCCCCGGTCTGGCCGAGCTTGCCGAGGCTGGTGGTGAGCTTGTCGACGTCCGGCGGGGCGGACTTCCCGATGTCCGCGAGCTGGGTGAGGACGACGGCGACGGCGGCTATTCCGGCGACGACGACGGACGCGCGGGCCGCTACACCGAGGGACAGGAACGCGGCCCGCAGACCGGCGAGTCCACCGCCCGCGGCGGCGGCGGTCGTGGCCAGTCCGGCGATCGCTGTACGGACGGCACCGATACCGCCTGCGATGGCGGCTGCGCCGAGCCCGGCGAGCTGGAGGAGTTTCAGAGCGGTCGCAGTCTGGAGGATGATCGCGACCAGTTCGGGCGGCAGTGCGGCGACCAGGCGGGCGGCGGCGGTGACGAGGGTCAGCATCGTCGGACCGGCCTGCGCAGCCCCTTCGGCGAGGTTGCCGACGGCGTCACCGATCGCGTTCAACGCCTCCCGGGCCGCGGGCCCGTTCTCCCGCATGTAGGCGACGATCTGCCCGATCACACCGTCGTCGGCGTCGCCCTCGGACACGATCCGCAGGAGGTGGATGACCTGGTCGGTGAAGTCGTCGAGCCGCGCGTCGGTGAGTTCCGCGACCCGGTCGGAGAACGCGTCGAAGCCCGGTGTGGAGACGGCGCCGCCGGCAACGTTCACCAGCCGGTCCATCTGACCGGAGAACGACTGGACCTCGCGGCTCATGTGCGGGATGAGCTGCTCGAGGACGTTGAAGCTCTTGGTGACGGGCTCCATCGTCCAGTTCGACATGTCGTCCGACCAGTCGGAGAACGTGCCCTTGAGGTTGGAGAGGGAGATCGCGGCTTTCTGCGTCTCCGGCGGAAGGTCAGCGAGGACCCGCTGGTAGGCGAGCTGGGCCTCCATCGCTTCCTTGGACGACCGGCCGTTGTCGCGGACGGCTTCCTGGTACTTTTTTTCCGCGTCGGCGACCTCGGACATCGGCTCGATCTGCCCGGCCAGCGCGATACCGAAGGCGGTCGCGGCGCCGCCGGTCGCGGCGAGCATCCCGGCGAGTGGGGCGAGGTTCGCGGCGACGCCGGCGATGAGGGGGATCGCGGCGGTGGCGATGGGCAGCAGCCCGGCCAGCCCGAAGTCCGCTCCCCCACCACCGCGGCTGCCGCCGCCGAGGGTGCTGCCCAGGCCGCGGAGGGCGCTGGTGTCGGGGGTGACCCGGACCGTGATGGTCTGGTTCATCGACGCCCACCGCACCGCGGCGGACACGTCCCGGCGCAGTTGCATCGGATCGCGGAGGCCGATGGGGATTTCGATGCGGTGCCCCCACGCCGCCCACCGCACGGCGCCCTCGACTTCGCGGCGCAGCTGCATGGCGTTGCCGAGGCGCAGGTTGACGGCCAGGCCCTGGCCCGCACCGGCGGCGCTGAGAGCCGCGGACACGTCGGAGCGGAGATGGCCGGCGTCCAGGTCCAGGCGGACGCGGAGCCCCTGCCCTGAACCGGCGCTGGTCAGGGCGGCTCTGACGTCGCGTCGCAGGTGCGCGCCGTCCACGTCGAGGCGAACCCGGATCGGATTGCGGGTGTCGGCGCGGAGCCGGGCGATGTCCTGCCGTAGGGCGTTGACGTTGCGGGACGCGGTGCGGGCGTCGCCGGAAAGGCTGCGGAGGGTGCGGGCGAGTCCGGAGCCTTGCCCGGTCAGCCGGACACTCAGATTCCACTCGGACACGGGCGGGGCTCCTTCCTACTGGTGGCGGTGGGTTTTCTCGAGTTCGAGGGCGGCGGCGACGCTGGTGGGGATGAGGGCGACTTTCATGCCGTGGGCCTCGTCGCCGTCGGGGAGGGCTTTCTGCCGGTCCTGGAGGATCTGGCATCCGATGCAGCGGTGGGTGGTGGCCCGGTAGGCGTCCTCGTCGCCTCCCAGGGCTTCGTCCCATTCATCGGCGCGGGTGCCGCACGTCGGGCAGACCTGCTTGAGGTAGTGCTCGAGAGCGCGGGCCTTGCGGCGGTCGAGGTCGGACCAGGTGCCGTCTCCGTGGCCGCGGTAGAGGCTGTGCGGGATGCCGTACTGGCGGCACAGCTCCATCTCGGCTCGGAAGTCGGCATCATCGATCAGCCTTTTCCCAGGTCGGTCCGCTTGCGCTGCTGCACCGACCAGGCGGCGCCCCACAGGGACTTCCAGTCCTCGAGCGGCCACGTGGCCATGGCCTGCTGCGCGTACTCCAGGGGCATGCCGTCGGTGTTCGCGGCCGCGATGACGGCGGGCGCGAACGTGTCGAAGTGGAACTCGGCGCTGCCGTCCTGCGCCTCGTCTTCCTCGGTCGGCGGGTGCTTGGCCAGCAGGTCCCTGAGTTCGCCGTGCTCGAGTGCCCGGAAGGTGAGGGTGACCGTGGCCGCCTCGTACGCCTCGCTGGCGGCCGCCAGCTCGTTCTGCTCGTCGCGGGCCTGCTTGCGGACGAGGGCCAGCGCTTCCTTGTCGGCGTTCTTGTCCTTGCCGACGGAGTCCGCGTAGGCCTGCGCGCGTTCGGCGTTCTGCTTGGCGGCCTGGTAGCGGTCGCGGACGTCGGGGTCCGCGCACAGGCGGAGGACCTGAGTGGGCTTGGGCATGCCGTCCAGCTGCTTCTGGATGGCGTCCCACGCGGTGCTGCTGGTCATTCGGGTTCTCCTGTGGGAAGGCCCGGCCGGGCGCGCGGCGCCCTTCCCAAGTACGTCGGGCCCGGCCGGGGGCTAGGGGGGCGAGGGTCAGGAAGACGGCACGGTCGCGTTGAGGAGCGGCCGGTCGGTGATGGAGAACCGCACCTGGAGCTTCGCGGCCTCGTTGTCCGCGGTGATCGCCGGGGAGTTGGAGGCGACGCGCACCGGGTAGACGTCCATGCCCTTGGTGGACGGCGCCTTGCCCTTGCGGCAGATGATGACGAACCCGGTCGTGCCCTTGGCGAGGTCCTGCTCGAGGGTGTCGTCGACGTCGTCCTCGTAGAAGGTCAGGCTGGAGTCGGCTGCGGAGTCGTCGCCGGGGATCTTCGACACGAACGTGGAGTCCATGTCGGGGGTCTCGATCTCCTGGTTCTCGATGGAGAAGCCCTCGACTGCGGCGATGTCCTTGGTGTAGTCGGTGGCGCCGGTGAGCTCGGCGGAGGTGGGGAGGTAGCTGGTGGAGACGATGGTGTCGGCGAAGAGGATCTTCGTGACGCCCTTGCGGTTGAAACGCGGCATTGTGGGCCCCTTGCGGATGCGGGGCCAAGCAAGACCCCTGCTACACGTTGGTGTGGCGGCCACCTGCCTGGTGGCGTCCGCGTGGGGTCCCGCCGCGGTGCGGTGTTACGTGACCTCGAGGGTCAGGCCGTGGTCAGGTGGAACCTGAACCGCTGCACATAGGTCATGATTCCAGCTTCCTGCTCGGACGTTCCCCCTGGTATTCCGCCCGGCTCCGCTTCCAGGGTGCGGGTCATGCAGGAGACGCCGGGCACGGTCATCGGGTGCAGCCACAGTCCGGTCGCCGGGTCGCGGCCGAGGAAGACGGTGCGGGCCTTGTCGGCCATCCATTCCAGCTGGTCGAGGTCCGCGGTGGATCGGGGGTTTTGCGGGTCCGGGCCGGAGACGCTGGTGATCTGGTAGACGAAGGATCCGTCCTCGTTCAGGTCGGCGAGCGGCGCCCCGGACAGGTTGGTGTCGACGGAGTACAGCAGGTAGTAGGGGGGTGCTGCGCCGCTGCTGGGTTTGCGTCCGTCTCCGACGGGCCTCCCGGACGCGGTGGCGAGGGTGGTTTCCACCCAGTCCGTGACCAGTCGTTTCGAGATCATGCGAGCAGCTCCCCTACCGCGGCGCGCATCTGCTCGTGCAGCGTGTCCTCGATGTGCCCGAGGGCGGGCTGGACGTGCGGGAAAGGCGGCTGGAAGTAGTGCCGGCCGATGCTGTCCGTCATGTCGTAGAAGCCGAACTCGAGGCGCCGGCCTTGGGGGGCGGTGGTGCCGATGGTGCACTCCGCGCCGTACGGGATGCCGCTGATCTCGGCACGCCAGGACGCCCGGTAGCGGCCGGTGATGACGTTCGGGCCGGGACGCCCGGACGCGTTGGCGCGGATCCTGGCCACGCCCACGGTGCCGACGCGCCGCATCCGGCGTTCGACGGTGTCGCCGAGTTCGTCGGCCGCGGCGTCGAGGCGGTTAGCGAGGTCGTCGAGGTTCACGGGGTTCCTCCCCTGCCGGCCTGCTTCATGTCCATGGGGGTGACGCGGACGACTTCCACGGTGGAGGCGCGGGACGGGTCCTGGCAGAACCAGGTCCGGCCCAGCAGCGCCGCGTTGGCGGGGTTGTGGACGGTGACGACCTCAACCAGGTCGTCCCGGGCGGCCAGCGGCGCGGTGAGCGGCGTGAACAGGCGGGCCGGGGACATCGTCTCCTCAGCCCAGGGCAGCGTCGCCGAGGGCAGAGAGCTGATGCCGCCCGGCGCGCCGGCCGCGATGACCGCTCCGAGGCCCTCGTAGACCAGGTCCGTGTCCGGGTATTCGAGGAGCCCGGTGTCGGGGTTGAGGACGGGGTCGCCGGCGGCGGGGCGGGTGATCCGCACGATGTCGACCATGAGGTTCGCCTGAAGCCAGACGCCTACGGGGGCGAGGACGTCGTCGAGGCCGGCCATCAGGAGTCTCCTCTGGCCCAGTCGGCGGCCTGCCGGAGCATGGCCCGGGTGAGGTCGTAGCGGCCGTTGCCGAGATCGGCACGGTTGAGGGCGGCGTTCTCAAGTTCGGCGGGGTCGAGTTGGGCGAGGTAGCCGGTGATGGTGTTGCTGGGGTCGTCCGGCGTGGCGACGGCGACGCGGGCGAGGCCTTCGAAGGCGACGTCGTCAGGCTGCCGAGTGTGGAGGATCAGGGTGGGCAGGGCAGCGTTGACGTCGTGCTGGAGGGCGTAGCCGGTGACGGTTCCTGCGGGTAGGAGGTTGCCGTCGATACGGATGGCGGCGTGGCCGGGCTGCGCGTCGATGCGGACGCCGTGGGCCTGCGGCTCGTCAGGAGTCTCGGTCACAGGGCAGCTCCGGTGCGGATTTCGGTTCGGCCGATGAGGTCGAGGCGGGGCAGCAGCTCTCTCTGGCAGTTCGCGTGTGCCGTCGGGTGCGCGAGAGCGTCCTGCACGGTCCGCAGGGTCCGGTTGGCGCGGTCCGGATCATCGTGCGACGTCCAGCCACACGCGGCGCCATCACGGATCTCCACCCACTCCGTGCCCAGCTCATCCAGCGCGGTGCGGGCCGCCGCCGTGTTCGCGGTCGTCACCGCCTGCCAGGTGACCGCTGTACGCGCCCACGCATCGACCGGATGCCGGGCGTTGTTGGAGTAGATGACGGTGTCCAGCGGGTGATCCTCACGGAGCTGGGCGGTGTCGAAGCGGTCGGCGGTGGCGCGGGCGGCATCCTGGGCGGCGCGCAGGAAGGCGCGAGCCCGTCGGAGGGCTTCTGCGATGCGGCTGGTGAGGTCGGCGTAGTACTGCGCGGACGCGGCCGTGACCGCGGCACGATGCCGGTCGGTCCACGTGAACCGGTCCGTGCGCCGGTCGGCGTTCTCAAGCATCTGCCAGGCGCCCTCGCGGTAGATGAGCGGCAGGTCCGTGGACGCCCAGCGTTCCGCGAACGCCATGGCTGCCCGGTCGAAAGCACCCAGGGACGTGTTGAACGTGGCGATGGCTGCCCGGAGGGCGCGGCCGCCCCCAGAAGTCCGTCCGGGCCGGATCCGGGCGAGTGCGCTGAGAAGCCGGGTCTGGGCGGCGGTGAGGATCGACCACGCGCTACGGAGACGGCTTGTGGCGTCCGTGATGTAGGAGAGGAGCCGCTGCCGGAGGGTGCGGCCACGGCGCCGGACGGGGGTGGTCATCGCCGGGGCCGTTCCACGAGGCGGAAGACACCGAGCTCACCGTGGCCTCCCGGCCCTTCCGGGTCGTCGGGGGCGGGTGGCTGGCCCGACTCAAGTAGGGCGATCTTTCGTTCGAGGGCCTTGATGTTCTCGGCGAATCCGACAGCGACGACACCGGACACGTTGACGGTGGTGGGCTGCTGAAGGAGGGCGGCCAGTCGTTCGTTGAGGACTTCCAGGGCGACGGCGCGGGCGGCCCCGAGGCGCGTGTAGCGGCCTTCCAGGTCGGCGACGGAGGTTGCCGGGCCGAGCTGGGAGAGGAGCCAGGCTTGGACGCTGGCGGTGAGTGCCATGACTGGTTTCCTCCAGGGTGTGGGAAGGGGGTGGTGCGGGTGCGGGCCCGCCCTGCTGGCGCCCCCACCGTGAGGTGCGGGCCCGCACGCCGCTATTCGCCGCTGGTGCCCTCGCCGGCGGCGTCCCGGCCCCGTGACCGGCCGGTCGCCGCGGTCTTACGCGCGGCGGTCTTCTTCGCCGCGGGTGCGGCTTCCTGGTCAGCGTCGGCGGAGGCGGCGCCAGAGGCGTCGTCCTGGCCGTCGCCGGTAGGGTCCCGGTCTCCGGTCTGCTGGTCGTCCTGCTTCTTCGGCAGGCGGGGCACCTTCCTGTCGACCCAGGCGGCCGGGTTCGTCACCAGAGCGGCCAGCCTGGCGTCCGGGCTGGTGCCCGGCGCCAGTTCCACCGTCTGGTGCGTTTCCGGATCCGTCACGTACACCGTGGCTGCGAGTCGGGCGGCCATGGGCTACCACACCGTCGCGGCGATGTGGATGTCCGGGACGTACATGACGGGCAGCGCGGCCGCGGAGCCCTTCGTCCACACCTGCGGCGGGTCGTCCTGGTAGCCGCGGGTGACGACGATGCCGGGGGCCTCTTCCCGCTCGATGGACGGGTTGCCGCCCTGGGAGAGGATGAGACCGTCGGCGGTGAGACCGTACTGGGTCTCCGCCCACTGCTGCGGGTTGGGCGGCAGGAGGAAGAACATGTTCTCCGGCAGCGCGCGGACGTCCGCACCGGTGTCCAGCTCGATCTTCACGTCGTAGGTGGTGATCGGCGGGAGGTTGTAGCGGGCGCGGACGACGTTGACCTCGTTCGGGGCGAGGACCGCGGTGGGCGTCGCGGACGGGCTGACCGAACCGTAGTAGGCGGCCCGGTAGGAGTTGTTGCCCATCATCAGCGCCGCCGTCTTGTACGACGTCATCGCCCGGGACGGGGCCGGCGCTCCGGAGGAACGCAGGACCTCGATCCACCGCTGCTCGTCGGCGAGGATGTCCGCGGCCGGGTCGGTCCAGTCGACCGGGGCGGTCGGCATGTTCGCGGCCGGCACGGCGTAGTCGGCCTCGAGGGTGAGACCGTTCTCGCCGACGAGGGAGAACTTGCCGTCGACCAGGAGGTCCCCGACGGCGAGCTCGAGGCGCTTCTTGATGGACAGGACGTGCGCGGCGACGTCGTCGTAGACGGCGTTGACGAGGTCCCGGGAGTCCATGCCGCGGTCGAGGTTCTCGAGGATGGTCTCGAACTCGCCGACGATGTACTTCTGCCCGAGGGGCAGGAGCTTCCCGCTGGTCGCGAACTGCGTGATCTCACGCGTGGCGACCTTGGTCTGGGCGTCCCACGCGCGGTAGGAGGCGGCGGCGACCCTGCGTCGGTTGCCGCGGTGCTCCCACTTGACGGAGTTGATGGTCCGCTCGGGCATGACGGACTGGGTGAGGGCGTAGTCCGCGGGGGTCTGGATCTCCCGGGCGAACGCGTTGATCTCGGTGGCGCTGATGTCGCGGAGCAGGAGCTCCAGCATGTCGTTCGGCATGTCGGGTTCTCCTGATCAGACCTTGTAGACGAACTGGGAGTTGGAGCCCGCCGGTACGTCGGTCGGGTCGAAGGCGACGGGGAGCTTCGCCACGTCGATCTGGCCGTGGACCATGAGGGGGGCTGCGACCTTGGTGGCGCCGGGGTGGAAGGCGACCTCGGTGAACAGGAAGCCGGCGAAGACATCGGCGCCGTCGGCGGGGGCTGCAGAGCCGCCGGCCGTGGTGGTGGCGATGGTGATGTCGGGGCTGGTGCCGCCGGTGAACGACTCGGTGGTCGTCGGGGAGGCGACGTTCTCGCCGAGGTAGCGGCCGCCCCAGGTGAGGGTCCACGGTCCGCCGGCGTTGCCGGTGACGGTGACGTCGCCCGGGTTGACGTTGGACAGGCCCTCGAGAGCGGTCTGGACGGTGGCGGCGGTGGCGTTGTAGGCGATCGCCGCGGTGGTCTGGCTGTCGAACGTGATGGTGAAGGTGCCGCCGGTGGGTCCGCCGGTCACGGTGAGGGTCTGAACCTCGTTGGAGACGGCGTTGTACGGCGCGAACAGGCCGGACGCGGTGACCTTGCCGAGGGGAATACCGGACTTCAGCTTCCGGTCGGGCTGGTACTTGGACGCTTCTGTCCAGTGGAGGTTCTCGTCGAACTTGGTGAGGTCGAGGGTGACCGTCTGGTTGGCCTCGATGCCGAGCATGCTCATGAGCCACGGGCGGCCGACAGCGAGCGTCTCGGTGCTGGTGTACGGCTGGATGTCCACGCCGTGACCCCTTTCGCGAAATACGCGGGTGTGGTGTGGGCGTCTGCCTGGCGCCGTCCACGGGGGTTAAGGGCGTGGTCCCTTGGTCTGGGGTGGTGCTGGTCAGGCTGCGTCGTCGTTGCGCAGTCCCATGGCTCGGGCCCGTGCGCGGGCAGCGTCGCGGACGGCGTCCTTGCCGGCGACGGGCTGCCGGGGCGCGTTGCCGCCTGCGGGGCCACCGGACGGTGCCGGCGGCAGGGTCTGGGGGGCCGTGGTGCCGAAGAGAACACCGCGGCGGTTCTTCAGGTCGGTGGCGGCCTGGGTGATCTGTTCGTCGGTGGCGTCATCGGGGACGCGGAGGAGAGCGGCGGCGTCTTCGAGGTCGTCGCCGGTGGCGCCGAGGGAGACGAGGACGGAACGGATGCGGGTCTCCCGGTCGCGGCGGGCGGCTTCGGCTTCGCGCTGCTGGGCTGCGGTCTCCCGGTCGGCGAGGGCCTGCTCGCGGGCGGCGAGTTCCTCGGTGCGGCGCTGGTCGTCGGACATCTGCACCTGCCGTGTGGTTTCGGCGTCCTTGAGGACCTGGGTGAGGCGGGAGACGTCGGTGTCCTCGTGGTTGAAGGGGATACCAGCGGCTTCGCACAGTTCGCGGAGGACCTTGTTGCGGCCCTTGTTGTTCTCCCGGGTCATGATGCGGGTGAACTGGGGCTGGGTCATGGGCTGGCCGGTGTCCTTGTCGAGGACGTACTGGCTGGTGTCCTGGGGGAGGACGGGTGCGGGCGGCTGGGGGGCCCGGTTGGCGAGGTCGGCCGGAGAGGGCACCGGCGCGGCCTGCTGCCCGCTGCCCGGGTCTCCGCCGTCGTTGTAGAAGACGGCGATGCCGGGCAGGCCGGTGTAGGGGTGGGCCCAGCCGGGGGCGGCAAGGCTCGTGCGGGCGGGGTGCTGCGCGGGGCGACGCATCTGTACAAGTCCTCCCAGACTCGCTCGTTCTCCAGGCCCCGCGCCTGAGATCAAGTGGAGCACAGAATCCGTCACAGGTTCCCCCCGCTCCCCTGCTCCCCCGCATCCGGCTCTTCCTGGGCTGCATCGAGGGAGAGCTGCTCCGGGCCGACGGCCGGCAGGACGACGGGCGGGGTGTCCGGTTCGTCGGGGGCCTGCCGGCCGAGGAACGCGGCGACCTCGTCGGGGTTGCCGAGGGCGTCGGCGAGGAGCCGGGCGGCTTCGAACGAGCGGGCGTCGATGCGGGTGATCTCGTCTTCGGCGTCCTCGATGGGCCAGCCGATGTCCTGCAACCGGCGGATGGCGGTCTCCAGAGAGATGACCCCCGCGGTGCGGGCCTTGGTGACTTCCTCGAGGACGGCGGCCTTGTCGGTGGGCGTGTACGCGCCGCGGGTCAGCTTCGCGGGCAGCACGGGCAGGCCGATCCAGTCAGGGTGCTGGCCGGCCTGGAAGAGGCGCTGGACGAACTTGGGCAGGAGCCGGTCGGCGTGGTCGCGGGCGAGCCGCATGCTCGAGATGAGCGAGTCCAGCGGGCCGAGGGCCAACTCGAGCTGGTAGCCGGAGGTGAACTGGGCGGGGTCGGAGGTGCCGAGGGCGACGGCGGGGAGCCGGGCGGTTGTGGCGGCGCGGTCCTTGAGGTCGTGGGTGTGGTTGCGCAGCTCAGCGAGGTTCCCGCTGGTTTCCACGCTGGTGATGGAGCCGCCCTCGCCGAGGGTGAAGACCATGCCTGGCCCGGCCTCGTACTGCTGCTGCCGGTTCGTGCTCTGCCCGGAGATGGCGAGGATCGGGGCGCCGGTCGTCGCCGACGCCTTGCTGGAGTCGGTGTCGCTCGAGGACAGCTCGTCGAACACCTGCAACACCTTCGCGAGGGACGACTGCCCCCAGTGCTCGCCCGGCTCGGGCACGGTGTTCGGGACGTGGATGACCGGGATGAAGTCCTGGTACAGGTCCAGCTGGTCGAGGACCTCGCCCTGACCGTTCGTCGCGAACTGAGCCTTGTCCATCGGCAGGGAGTCGACGTCGATGGGCGCTTTGAGGTCGCCGAGCTCCCAGATCGCGTCCGTCAGGTACACGGTCTTGTACGAAGGCCGCTCCGACCACGGGTACAGGCGCGTGATGGAGCCGTTGCCGTCCAGGGTGTCGCCGCGGCCGAGGACGGGCTGGGAGGGCTGCTCGTCGGTGGCTTCGGACAGGACCGGCGCGCGCAGGGGCCGGCCGGTGCGGTCGATGCCGTTCGCGGTCTGGGGTCGGATCCAGTCCAGGTGGTAGGTGATGCGGCGCAGCCGGGCGGGGAGCCGGCGGGCCTGGTCCTCGGGGAGTTCCCACGCGAAGTGGATCCGGTCGGGGTAGTCGGAGCCGTCGGAGTCCTCGTCGAGGATCGGGAAGTAGAAGCCGGGGTCGAAAGTCTTGAGGCGGACGCGTTGCTTGTCGGCGTCCCAGTGCAGCAGGTACACGCCGTCGCCGAGGGAGACCGCTTTGCGTTCGGTCTGGAGGAGGCGCATGGCGAGGAGTTCCTCGTCGGCCCACTCCCGCAGGAGGGTCTGGACCTTCTCCGCCGTCTCAGCGTCCGGGCCGGCGTGGTCCTGGCCGGCGTGTTCGGCTCCGGGGACGGTGATGGTCTGCTCGTCGCCGAGGACGTAGGAGGTGATGGCGTCCACGAACATCGACGGGTCACCGAACTCGCGGCGGTCGCGGGCTTCCTCGCCGTCGCGGAACGCGGCGAGTTCGGCGGCCTGGTTCTGGTCGTAGGCGGTGAGGAGCTTGTACGCGGCGAGGCGGCGCTCGTCCTGAGCGGGGACCCAGGTGGCGTGGGCTTCGGGGAAGGCGCGCCGGTTGGGCATGCCGAGGTTGTCGCTGTACAGGGGTTTGTAGTTGAACGTCGACCAGCGGTCGATGATCGCCGCCCTGGCGCTGGCGAAGAGGCCCACAGCGTTCCCTTCCGCTGATCTCGTCCTACAGGCCCCGCGCCTAAAGATCAGGGTACGGGCGGTCGCGGCAGGGGTTCCCTCGGCTATCGGCGGCCGCGGAGCCGCTGGTCGGTGTAGTGCTGGGTGCCGAGGCCCTCGCCGGCCGGGTCGGCGAGCTCGGTCAGGGCGTGGACCGCAGCGTCCATCCTGTCGGGGCTATCGAGCCCCGGGATCCAGGTGACCATCTGCCGTTCCAGGTCCGGGAACTCCCCCACGTGGTGGATTCGCCCCTGCTCGTACAGCTGGGCGATCGGTTCGGCGCGCAGCCGTTTGCCCTGCTTGGCGTTGACCTCAACGATGCGCGGCATGGGCCGGCCCTGGGTTCGGCCGGAACGCGCGAGGTCCTGCCATGCCTGAATCAAGACCTGGCGGGTCATGTCGCCACCGAAGTTCGTTTCGACGACGAATGCGTCCGCATCGCAGTCGAGGGCGAGGAGGCAGGCTTCGGTGCCCCACGCGTTCGCTCCGTGGCGGCCGGACCGGTCGGCGAACAGGTAGGACTCTCCGTCGGCGTCTCGGCCGGCTGCGACGATGCCGGTTTCGTCGTTGGCGGTTCCGGATCCTCCAGAAGGGTCGATCGCGATGAGGGTGCGGGTGAGGTTGACGCCGCGGAAGGCGGCAGGGCTGATGCGGTTGGCGGTGATCCATGTCCACTGCCAGACTCCGCCCTCGAGGGGGCGGGGCTGCTGCTGGTAGAGGGCCCACCAGACGCGTTCGCCGACGGCGCGGCGAGTTCGGGCGAGTTCTTCCTCGTCGTACTGCTCGGGCCACAGTGCGTCGCCGATGCTGCGTCCGAGGGGGTCGGTGTCCGTCAGGGCGAGGGCTGGCAGGTCGATGACCATCCAGTTTTCTGGTTCGTTGGCCAGGATGCGGCCGGACAGATCGTCCTCGTGCCAGCGCGTGTTGATCAGGATCTGTGAGGCGCCGGGAGCGCGACGGGTGTAGAAGACGGACTGGTACCAGTCCCACACGCGGTTGCGTTGTGTCGGGCTGTTGGCGTCGTCGGATCCCTTGAAGGGGTCGTCGATGATTCCCAGCGAAAATCCCTTGCCGTTCAGTGAGCCTCCGACGCCAGCGGTGACCATGCCGCCGCGCACGCTGGAGTTCCGTGGCGCTTCAAGGTCGAAACGGTTGGCGGCGTGGCTTCCTGGGTTGAGGCTGACTCCGAGGGTGTGGCCGTGCTCTCGGAGTTGGTCTCGTACCCAGCGGCCGTGGTCGTCGGCAAGGTCGGCGCCGTATGAGGCGAGCATGACCCGGCCGGTGGGGTTGCGGCGCAGGTACCAGAGGGGGCCCCAGCGGGAGGCGCGCTGGCTCTTCCCGTGCCTCGGAGGGCAGGTGATCATCACTTGCATGCGTTCACCGGCGGCGATCCGCTGGAACACGCCGTCGATCATGTCGAGGTGCGGGGCTTGTTTCTCCCTGCCGTCGGTGAGGACGGCGGCTAGGGCGCCCGGGGAGCGGTCCATGGCGATTTGTCGTTCGACGGCGGCGAGCTTGGCGCGCAGGTCGGTGCTGGCGCGGGCGGCGACTCGCTGCCGTTCCTCCGGGGGGAGCTGCTGGTAGGCGTGGAGGAGGTGGCGTGCGCTAGTCGCCGTCGCCATCCTCACCGTCCTCCAGATCCTCTTCGTCTTCGTCGTCCTCGTCTTCCTCGTCGTCGGCAGTGTCCAGGGGTGGCGGTGTAGCGTCGGCTTGGCCGGCGATACCGATGAGGGTGTACAGCTCAGCGAGGTCGTTACCGCCGAAGGGGATGGTTCCGCCGTCGGGGCCGCTGATCTCGGTGCGTACGGGGACCTTCAGGCCGAACAGTTCGGTGATGTCGGCAATGAGCTTCCGGGCCTGCTCGTTGGCCTTGAGGTCGTTGTCCTCGATGGCGAGGGGCATGACGGCGCGCAGGAGGGTCTCGAGGCGGGAGCCTTGGATGAACCGGTAGAGCTCCGCGTCTTGGACCTCCATGGCCTTGGCCTTTTTGACGGCTCGGGCGAGGTCGGAGCGTGCGGTGCCGGGGGTGATGTTGAAGTGCTCTGCGATCTGGGCTGCGGTGCGGCCTTGGATCTTCATGATGAGCATTTCGGAGCGTCGCTTGGCGACGAGGGCTTGCTTGGTCTTGGACGCTGGCATGGCGGTGGGGCTCCCGCTCGGGTGGATGTTGTGTTGTGAGGCCCCGCGCCTAGATGGATGATCGCCGATTTCCGTGCGGGTGTTCCCCCTGGACGTGGTTTGGCCCCGCCGGCTGGGGGTGGCTGGCGGGGCCGCGGTGGTGGGTGTGTGGCACGGCCCGGTCCTTCTGGGGCGCGGGGACACCGACAGAAGGGCCAGGCACGTTGTCCTTCCGGGCCGTGCTGTTCTGAGTGTGGGGTATGCGGAGCTGTTTGTCTGAGACGCCTTCCCCCCGGCGTGCGTCAGCCCCCGGCGGGTGGGGTCCGGGGGCTGGTCGCTTCAGTCGCTGGGCTACTTGGGGAGCTGGTTGCGGGTGTGGGCCCATACGCCGCTGGTGTTGGTGTTCACGGTCCGCTGGTCTTGGACGACGGTGCCGCTGTAGTGCTGGTGGATGACGGGCGGGGCGGCCTGGACGGTCTCCTTGGCGCTCTTCATGAGGCTCTTGAGGGCCAGGATCGGAGCCGTGATGGCCGCGGGGACCGCTACGACGCCGGCGCAGATCCAGCCGATGACCTCGGGGTTGGCGTGGCCGGAGCCCCAGAGGACGCCGGTTGCTGCTGCACCAAGGGCGATGATGGGAACGCTGCTGGCGATCATGATCCCGCTGACGTCGGAGGCGGTCTTGCTCATGGCGGGTCGGCCTGGCTGCTCGACTGGCGGGGTGTCGCCGATTGTGGGGGTGTTGGGCAGGGCGTCGTTGCGGAATGAGGTGGGGATGGTCAGGGGTGACTTGGCGGCGTCCTTGAGGGCGTCTTCGACGTCGGCGAGGAAGGCGACGGCGTTGGGGTTGGGCTGCGCGGCGGG